GATGTGTGCGAAATAAAACTCTAAAATGCTATAATAAAGGCTAAGGAGTAACATGTCCCAGCCGTCTAATTTATATGCAGAAAAGATTTATTCTGAGCACCCAACCATTCTTTGGGCTTTGGACGATGCGGCTGACTATATCACTCTTATTACAGAACAGCAAAGAAATATATCTTCTGGCTGGACTGTAACCAATGCATCTGTAACATCTGCTGCTGGAGTTACTGGAGAGCCATTTCCAGATAGTTATACAACTCTTGTTCAAGGAGATGTACCATCTGGTGCAACAGAAACAGTTACCTTAATAAGTCCAGACTTAGTTAATTTTCAAGATTTAAACACAGATCTTGGATCTTTTTCTATTGGATCATACTTTTATTCTGACAGTGCTTATTTGCAATCTGTTCAAATAGGATTTAGGTATATTGATACAACCACTTCTTTGCCTATTGAAGAGTTGGATTCTTTTACAACTTCCGTTTTTCAATCTTGGAGTTTTGTTTCTGGTACTTTTGATATTGTAGATGAAAATACAGACTTTCAGGTAGTCATAAAATTAACCTATGCAACTGGTGGAAGTGCTGGAGATTACGATTTTTATATTAATGGAATAACTGCAGGTCAATGGTCAGAAGAGTTTAACACAACATCTCTTGGAGTAACCCCAACTACTATTCCTTCAACAATTGCAATTCCTTCAACTCAGGGCATTCCTGCAGATCCTTATGGACTTGCAGGAGAAGTTGGATACTATTTAGCAAACAATAATGCACTTCTTGCTAGAAATAGCGGAGTGCCAATGGTATTTGGTGCAAGCAACATTACAAGAATGACACCCAACTCAAATAATCAACCATCTTTAATTGTCCCTGGAAAAGGATTTTTAAATAAGTCAGGCCAGTACAAAGAATACACAGTAGAGTTTTGGACAAGAATTAATTCAAATGCTTATATAGCAAAAAGAATCTTTGGTCCAATTTCTTCTACAGATGGACTATATGTAGAATCAGGATTTTTAACACTTGTTATAGGAACAGAGTTTGCATCACACTTTGTTGGTGAATGGTTTAGGCCAATGCTTATTCATGTTAGAATAATTAGAAACAATGCAACAGTTTTATTAAATGGCGAAGAAGTAATTAATTTACCAATTAATACAGATACGTTAGACCTACCAGACATCGTTAATCAATCTGGAGATAATCAAGATTGGCTTGGCTTCTATGCCTATACAGACGTAACACCAATCGAGATTGACTGTGTTGCTGTTTATCCATACTCAGTTGCGATAAATGTTGCAAAAAGAAGATGGGTTTATGGACAAGGAGTTCTTTCTCCAGAAGGAATTAACTCAGCATATGGTGGAACTGCAGCATTTATTGATTATCCATTTGCAGACTATGTATCAAACTACAACTATCCAGATTTTGCACAATGGGATCAAGGCACTTTTGATAATCTAACCACAACATCTAATTCTTTAACAACTCCTCAGTATTCTTTGCCAGACATTAATCTTGGAACAAAAACAATACAAAACCTATATGCAGACAATAAACTAATACAGGACCCATTAGATTATGACTTTGTAACATTTAGACCAAACAACACTTGGAACTCTCAAAACTGTTACATTAATTTTCCAGCATTTAATGTTTTAAGTGATGAAATTCATACAATATATGGGGTATTTTCATCAGACAATCTTTTAACAGAAGAAACGCTTTTTAAGATATATAATCCGCTTACTGGAAACTACTTTAGTATAAGAAAAGACCTAGACGAAGTTCACTATTATTTATTTTTTAATGGAGTTGAAGAAGAGATATACACCAGTGGAATAATTGTTTCTAATGAAAAATTTGCAGCAGGAATTGAGATTAAAACACTAGTTGCTTCATTTGGAGGAAATGTTTCTTCCTTCTTTGGTAATCAAAATGGTTTGCAGATGTATGTTGGTGGAGAAGCAGAAGGCATTTACCAGTTTACTGGAAACATTTATTCTGTTGGTTTAGCAACATCATATAATGCGGTAGAACTAACAAGTCACTTTGAAGATAATGGAACAGCGATTGTTGATAGTTACTTAGCAACTGGATCAGAAGAGTCAGCAAATGCAATAGCCTTGCTAGAACATACTGCAAGTTATACACTACTTCCACAGCAGGCATACGGCTCTTACTTTTTAGACATAGGCGTTGCGGGGTATTGGGAAGACTACATGCCATTGTCATATTTTGCAAAGTATGTGTCAAACGATGTTGGAAATACATACTACGACCTTGACTTCTTGCAATTTAATATTGGCTACCCTTCTCCTACAAAATTAAAAGAGTATGAGACAACAAGTTCTTGGACCTATCAAGAATTAAAAGACGAATACGCTCACCCAGTACAAAGAACATATCTACAACTAGACAATAACTTGTTTACTGGTTGGAATGATTATGCGGATATGGCACAAAGAGCAGAAAAATATTATGAATATGATACAGAAGGTGCATCTATTAGAAGTTATATTACTTTTCAGTATATAGCATCAGGAGCAAATGCACCACAGACCGACTTTGCGACAGTTCTTCCAGCAAAAGAGGATGCAATAATTGATATGGACGAGTATCCTCACTGGTTATCTACAAAGTTTGAAGTTGTTGATAATACTTTGATTTATCCTACAAAGACAGTTGACTTTAATGATCTTGCACTTGTCTACCACCTTGACTTTAATATTCGTGGCATATTGAGAAAGCCGATTAATCTAAGAAAACTAGAAATTGCATCACAAGCATTTAATGATAACTCGTTTAATCCAGTTGGTACAAGATTTGGTATTGATATGTTCCCATACACAAGGTCTGGACTATATTTTGACTATAAGGCTAAAAATCCATTTAGTATATATAAAGGAAGTACCCCATACCTTTATTTAAATAGAACGTCTGGAGTAGAGGTACGTGGAAGTTTTGACCCACTTGTAAGTCGGGGTATCTCTATTCCAATTAATGAAAATATTGCAGATAACTATCGTATTAGTGCTTCCCAGGTTTGGATGAGATACGATCAAGATGCATTCCCAATTACACCAACAGAAATATTTGAAATAAAATACAAGGCAGATACCATAAAGTTTTATATGGTGGCAGATAATCCAGAAGGAACTAGAGCAAGAATATACGCTACAAGCCTAGCAACAAATTCTCCCTACAATGGTATTTCTTATTTTATGAATGGATCAATTGTTAGAGAGCCAGTATTAACAATTAAGGAATGGGGAGTACTAGGTATTGCTTTTGCCAGTGCACTAAGTTTTGACTTATTCCTGGGATCTATTAATCTAACTGGTCCACTGGTATTTAATAATATTGCCTACTACCAGGCTAATAATTTACAACAGGTTCAAAGTAGTCTGCTAAGACCATGGCTTAAGGTTAAAACTGACGGGATAACAAACTTTGACTGGGAGTTCTGGCTTAATAGTTTTAACTGGGAAGGCGTTCTTGTTATTTCTGCATCAGACCTTTATGGAGTTCTTCCTTCAGATGTTTATAAGACATATATTGGAACTAATAAGATTATTATTGATGATGAAGAGGGAATGGTGTTCGATGCAGAGAAACTTAAGGTCTATAATGACACAACATGGACCATTAGGTTGGGTACACCCGTTTAATCTGGTATACTTTAGTATATGAATCCATTAATTAGTCCAAAAACTGGTAAGCCCATTGTAGGAAATGTACGTCGTCAGGTCATTGAAAAGAAATATAACTGGGGTTTGTATGTTTACAAGAAGTCAAACGGCAAGTGGTTTACAGACGAAGATGGCAATGTCTTAAACATTGAGTCAACTCGTGGAGATATTGCACAAATTGCCAAATTAAAGGATGCTGCAAAGTATTATGGCGATGATGGTGATGGTGAAGCAGTCTTTGTTCCTGGCTTAACAAGGGTCAGCGAAGAAGAATATTCAGAGCAACTTGATAGAATGAAGCAGGGATTAATTCCTTCACTAAACGATTTAGGTGCATGGAAAGCCGCACAGGACACACTTAATAAACACGGAAGAGATGCGTACGAATCATGAGCGAAGATTACGATTACATTCAAGCAAGTCTTAGAACTCAAGAAGAATCTGAGAATATATTTAAATCACAAGATCCATTCGGCAAAGATTGGACTGTGCTAAAAGACTATGTTGGAATTGATCAAAACTTTAAGCGCAGAACAACAAGAAATGTTTCAAAGGTAACATACGCATATAACACAGTAGAGCCATCCAATCAATACCTAAACTCTGCAAACGCAGTCCCATCTGGAGACGGTGCAGAATCAAAGCAGATTAATCCTGGAACGGTATATCGTAATGGCTATGGACTATTTGACGTAATCACTCCTCCATACAACATGTATGAGTTGGCAAGTTATTACGATACATCTTTTGCCAACCATGCTGCTATTGATGCAAAGGTAGAAAATGTTGTTGGTCTTGGTTATCATTTTGACATCACAGATAGAACAATGTTGCGTTTTCAAACAAGTGATGATCAGGCTGCAGTAGAACGTGCACGACGCAGAATTGAAAGAATGAAGTTGGAAATGCGTGAATGGATAGAGTCATT